GGGTCGTCGTCACGCAGCGGGGGCCGCATGTCGGGGCGCGGAGACGTGTCGAGGACCGTCTCTTCCGTCTCTTCGGGGCGGCGCGCGCGGCGGCGGCGGCCGGCGGTCTGGGGCAGCGTGTCCATCAGTTCAACCGTCCTTCCTTCTTGAGCGCGACCTTGTTCTTCGCGTACTCCTCGGGGGTCATCTTCATCATCGCAGCCATCTCACGCTCTTCGCCAGAGAGGCGGACCACGTTGCCGCCCCGCGTCTCGCGGGATACCGGCGCAGCGGGCGGCGGTGTCGAGCGCCTTGAGGCAGTCGACAGCGCCTCGTCGTTCGCGGGGGCCTTGCGGACCCCCAGCACGCTTTCGACAGCATCGAAGTACTCGTCGCTGTCGGCGGCGTGGCCGTCGGCCACGGCCAGATTGTGCGCCGCGATCATCTTCTGGTTCAGGCGCGGGTCGCTGACGAACTGGGGATGTTTGCGGACCCAGTCGGCCGAACGCGGCGAGAGCTGCACCGCAAACGCCTCGACGGGGTCCGAAGGCCGCGACACCGGCATGACGGGCGCCGGTGTGTTCTCCAGCGCCTGCTTGCCCTGTTCGAGCTGCAGGAGCTTGGCGGCGTGGGTCGACATGTCCTCCTGATAGCCGGCGGCGGCGTCGTAGTCGCCGTTCGACATGGCCGCCTTGTAGTTGGCCTTGGCGATCTCGTTGCTCTGGCGGAGCGTGTCGATGGCGTTGGACACGAGCTGCAGGTTGGTCTCCTGCACCGTGCCACGTGCCTCGTGTGCCTCCAGCTCGGCGCTGTGACGCGCCTCCTCGGCGGCCTTGGCACGGGCCTCGGCCGCGGCCAGCCGCTGCTTCAGGTCGTCGACGCCTTCGTCGAGCGTGACTTCCTTCGGCTGCGTCTCTTCCTCGATGACGATCTCTTCGTTTTCGATGCTCATGCTGTCCTCACCACACCCGGTCGGGCTGGTCGACCTTGCCCCTGATCGCCGTGTCGTCGATCAGTCTGCAGGCGACGCCGTTGACGTTGATCGCCCAGCCATCGCTGGGGCGGAAGATGACCCAGTCACCTTCGTTGATGGCAGCGTCGACGAACCACTCCCCACGGTCGTCGACGAAGGCCCTCGGGCCCTTCTTCACGACGAGACCCGCCTTACCCTGAATGCGGTCCTCGGAAGTGTAGTTGTCCGTCAGGTAGATACCCGACTTGGTCCGGTTGGGCCGCACGTAGATCGCGACCAGAACCGCGTTGTTGAAGACGTCGACACCGGACGTGTCGCCAAGCGTGGCGAGCAGTTCCTTCTTCGGGTCGACCTCGTGTTTCATAGCCATTTGCGGCATGTCAGCTCCTCTCTGCGCCTTTAGTGATCGCCTCCGCTTCCTCGTAGATGTCGAGCGCCTCGCGGAGGCCTTGGAAGCGCCCGGTTTCACGAGCGTACTCACGCTCGGTCATCGTCCCGTTCATCACGTTGTGCGTGATGACGGTCATGCGTTCGGCGGCAAGCTCGTTGAACTTGCGGCCCAGTCTCGTGTCGAATTTCACTGGCTCCTCCCAGTGGCCGAAGGTGGGACGCTGCGCCGTGAGGAGCCGTCGCAGCGTCCCGGTCGCCGGCCAGCGATTACCTCTTGTGCTTCTGGATCGCGATCTTCTCGATGCGGCCCATGCCGCCCAGAGCGCCCGCGTCCATGTCCTTGTAGGAGCGCGCGCGGCCGCCCGAGAGGCGCCCCACACGCTTGCCGTGTTCGATCTCGGTCTTCTCCAGCCTGCCCATGCCGCTCAGGGCACCTGCGTCCATGTCCTTGAAGGATTTGTAGGCGGCGCGGCCGCCGCTCTTGCGCGGCATCGGCGGCATGCCCGGCGGGCCGCCCAGACCCGGCGGCGGGCCGGGAGGAGGCATCGGCATCGGCGGGGGCGGGCCAGCGCCCATGCCCGGGGGCACGATGGGCGGAGGCGGCATCGGCGGCAGCGTCGGCGCCTTCGGCATCATCGCCTGCTGATCGTCGGGCTTTCCGGCGTTGATCGAGATGACGATGTTGGTCTTGCCCTTGGCGCGGCCGCCGCGCTTGCGCTCAACACGGCCGCCCTTCTCGTAGCCAAGGAGATCGCGCAGCTTCTTCGTGCTGTTGCCGATGGGCACTTCCTCGCTGAAGGGCTTGCCGTCCTTGTCAGTGGCTTCGCTGATGGCGTGAAGCACGCCGTCTTTGTATTTGTGCTTCATGCCGTGCTCTTTCAGCGCGCGGATCATGTGTTTATCCGACGCGCGAGCGGACGCGCCCGAAAAGTATCCTTCGTCGTCAGCGCCACCGCCGCCGGCCTTCGGCATGCGGCCGCCGGTGGGGCGGGTGCCGCCGTAGTAGGTGCCGCCGCCCTTGGCCTTCTTGGGCATCATCGTGCCGCCCGGCGGGCTCGTCTTGTCGCCCTGACCCTCGGCGGGGCCTTTGCCCGTCTGCAGCTTCTTCCAGTCTTCGTACTTGGGCTCGGAGGCGCTGTCTGCAGGCGGTGGTGCGCCGCCGCTGGCCTTCTTGGTGCGGCCGCCGCTCTTCTTACCCTCGATGAGCTTCTTGGCGAGCATCACGGGGGAGAGAGCCTCCAGCAGGCCGCCGCCTTCCTTGTGGGCGCGGCCGCCCTTCTTCAGCTTGATGTCTTCCTTCGCGCCGTGGTGCAGGTTCTTGGCGTGCTGGCGCAAGGCCTTCTTCACGAGCTTCTTGTCCTGCTCGACGTCGCCGCCCTTGGCATAGCCGCCGACGTGGGCGTCGCCACCCTCGCGTGCGAGGTTCGCCTTCTTGTCGTTGCGGTTGATCAGGTCCGTCACCAGCGAGCGGCCGCCGGCCTTGCGCTGCTTGCGGTCGGCGCGCATGGCGGCAGGGCCGCCCCCGCACATCTCGACGACCTTACCGCCCTTGCGGAAGGCGCGACGCGAGAGCGGGCGCATGCCCGTCTTCATGTCGGTGTTCATCATCTCGGGCGGCGACCAGCTCGACGCGTCGACCTTGGTCTTCGGATCGCCCTTGCCGCCCATGCGGGAGGCCTTGGCCTTCATGGCCGCGCGTGCGGCCTTCGACATCTCACTCATTTATTTTCTCCGTGTTACCGCGAGCGCACGCTCGACGATGTTGGACTTCTTCACGCCGTTGCGCCGGAAAATCGTTTGCCCGCCGTATCTATACGCGCTGCCACCTCCGGAACTGCTGGCACCGCCGTCGCCGCCAGAGCCGTCGGCCCCCGCAGCACCAGCCCCGCCGGTGCCGCCGCCGCCGTCTGCGGCGCCGCTGCTGCTACCGTCGCCGCCCAGTATCTCGGTCGGTGAGGGCCCGTAGTTCGTCTGGTAGTACGGCATTGCCTCGGCGGCTGCCGGCGGTGGCGCAACGGCGGGTGCGGGCGCCGCGACCTTCGGGATCGTCGGGAACATCTCTTCTTCGGTCTTGCCGTTCAACGCCTGCGCCATCATGCGCTGGTAGGCGTCGCTGGGGGCCTGCCCCGTCGCCTGCGCATCCATGCGCTGGTAGGCTCCGTAGGGGGCCTGCTGCGACATGGCCTGCTGCTGCTGCTGCGGGGCCTGCGCCGCAACCTGCTGGTTGAGATTGCTGAAGGACCCCTTCAGGTTCTGCAGCAGCTGGTCGATGCCGCCGCCGAATGCATACTTCGTGCGGCCTCCAGCTTTCTTCGGGTACATTTCACGGTTTTGGTAGAACTGGTCGATGCTCTCAGCCATGCGCTGGTTCACCGGCTGTACCGGAGTGTGCAGAGAGGTCATCTGGCCATATGACGACCGCCCAGTGCTGCCGGGGCTCATCGGATGAATGAGTTCGGGTACGTTTCTGGACTTGGCTCCGGGCGACGTCATCTTAGACATCAACTGTTCAGTCACATCCGGGGTGCCGAACTGCCGTTGGATCAGATCCACATCAGCGTAATGCGTGCCGCCCACCGGGTCTCCTTGATAAGTGGAGTGCATGAACCTATTGGGGTTCTTGAGCGCCTTTTCTGACAATGCCGGATCCAGATAGACGATGCGCCCGCCCATGGTGTTATCCGGTGCCGTCAAGTATTGCGGGTCTGTAAGCGCGACGCGCGTCATACCCACGGCCGGGAAGCCCTTCTTAAGCCAAGCTTTCTGGTCCATGTACTTGACGATGGCCGCTCGGTGCGCGCCCGAAAAACCGTTCTCAGGGCGCACATAATCGCTCACCAGTTTGGGGTCGTTGGCGATACCCGGCCACGTCTTAAGTTTTTCTTTCTGGTCTTTGGTGGCGCCGGGCCAGTGCTTACCTTCGCGGATATTTTTATCAAACTCCGCTAAGGTCTTCTTAGGGATTTTTGAACTGGGAATCTGTGCCAACAGCAAGTCAAGCATGTTATGCGCGCTATCGGCTGACTGAGCCCCCATGGGCGCGTACACGCCAAACACCGGGCCTTTCTTGGCGTACTCTCCAATCTTTTTATGCACCCTAGCTGCCGGCGCTCCCTTACCAACAAGCCATGCCTCGTCAGGGTTGGGGCCTAACATGTACGCCGGGCCAGCATGAGCATCCACGGGCCACGCGAGCGGCTTGCCTTCAATATGCGTGATGCGACCGAGCCGGCTTCGGTCTCCGCCAAGAAGCATTACAGACGCATTTTTACCCATCCCGCGCAGCGCCTGCTTCCAAGTCATGTTGTTGGGCGCAGCAAGAGAGAGTCCGGGTATATCGTTGATCGTCGTCTGTACTGATCCGACATCCTTGGGCTGAGCTATATTGTAATATCCTGATCGCTCAGGATCTTTAGCGGCTCCGAGCGGAATTGTCATGTTGCGCAGAACGCGCGCCGCTTCCATGGCGTTCGCCGGATCCATATGCGCCGGGTCTAACAACGTCTTGTAAGCGGCGCGGATCTCCTCTGGCGCGAGAACCTTCGCCTCTTGCTTGCGGGGGCGCGCGTCAAGCACGCTGGGGACCCCCGCCTTGCCCCCGTCCCTATATCTCTGCCACCCGCCGCCGTCAGCGTAACGCTGGCGCGTTCCTACATCTCCGCCGCGCTTGAATGAGTTGAAACCGTTGCCCTTGATGCTGCCGCGCATCTGCGGCGTGACGTCGAGGCTGTGCAGCTGTGTCGGGGCTCCGTTCATACGATGGTCTTCTATGTGGTCTGTCCGCTCTTGCGGGGTCAGTCCGCGCCAATACGCATCCTGTTCGTGTTCAGGAATTCCCCTCTCGGTCATCACATCCGCGCCGCTCACGCCTGCGTGCGCGCGCTCGCTCGGCAGCCCGTGCCCGAAGAGGTTCACCTTCGCCTGCGGGTCGTGCTGCTGCGCGAGGGCCTGCGGACGCTTCGGGAGGATGTTGTCGTAGTAGCCGCGCATGCCCGCGCCGCCCATCTTGAGGCCGTCGCCCTCAAGCTCGTGGTAGAATTCGCCGCCCAGCTTGCCGCGACCCTCGTGGCGTTGCAGTTCCTGTTTCAGGATCCGGTCGGCGGCTTCCTTGCCGATGTGCTTGGCCAGATCGCCCGGCTTCACGTCGTGCTCGTCGAGGCCCTCGCCGTCGTGCGTCTCCGCGTTCAGGTAGCCGATGTCGGGGAAGTAGCTGATGTTCCTTACCTGACTGCTCAGGTCGTACCGCTTGTTCTGCTCGTCGCCCGGCGTGACGACGATCTTGTCGTAGCCGCCGTGTGCGGCTTCGTGCAGGACGCGCTTCAGCGCGAGGTCGGTCCACTTCTGCGTGTTGTCGACGTAGGGGCCTGACGGAAGGCCGTCGCGCGAAGCGTTAAAGCGAGTTCCAAGCTCGGTCCACTCAGCGTGGAGAGGGTGTTTGCTATCTCTTGCCCCCGCATTAGACAGTTCCTGCAGCCGCGCCCCTTCTTGCTCCGTGAGAGGCGAACCTTTGAAACCCTGATCGCGGCCCTGCTGGCCCCAGTCGCTCTGGGCCTCCTCAAGGTGGAGGATCTTCTCGCCGTTCGGACCCCTGCGGTCGGACATGCGGACGTGCGCGAGGACGTTGGGCTGCTCCCAGTGGCCGAAGCGATATCTGGTGCTCTCGCGCTCCGTGATCTCACCCTGAAGCTTCGAGAAGTCCTTGTTGGCGTCCACGTACGCCTGCTGTGCCGCCAGCAGTTCAGGGTGGTCGCCGTAGCCGTGAAGATCCATCATGTTCTTCACGTGCTCGAACGTATCAGCCTTCGCTTTCTTGGCTGCCGCATGACGCTTCTGGAAGTCTTCAGCGCCTGCATCAGGCAGGTGCAGCAGCACCTCGCGGTAGTTCTGGCCGCCGGGGAGCACTTGATCGGAGAACTTGGTGCTCTTGGCGTCATCGTGATCGAAGTCGCCGTCGCCCAGCACCGTCTCCTGCAGCGGGACGGCATTGTCCTCAAGGTGCTTGATCACCTCCTCTCGGGGAAGGGCCTTCGAGCCCAGCGTGTCGAACTTGGAGTGCTTCAGCTCGTCGGGCTTGATGCCCGGCATCGCCGCGTACTGCTGCGGTGTCGCCTTCTTCTGGCCCTTGGCGCCGATGATCTTGGCCGCGCCGCTGTGGAGCTTGAAGGGCGGGACGGGGCCGCCGTCAGCGTAGTGCGAGGGGCCGATGTACTTGCCGCCGCCGGGGCCGCTGTATCCGCCGCCGCCCGGCGACGGGTCCATACCCCCGCCGGGGCCCGGGTAGATGTTGGCGATGCGCCGCAGCAGGGCGCGCTGGTCGCGCGCGATCATCGTCGCGCGTCGAATGTTATCAGCCATCTGGCTTCGCCTTCAGGGAGGCCATCATGCGCTCGTGGCCGTGCTGCGCCTCGCGCTCGGTCGTCGCGTGCGCCTGCGCCGTCTTGGTCTTCATCAGGTCGCCCACGAGCCGCAGGTTGGCCTCCTGCAGCTGCGCCTGCCGCTCAAGGTCGCGGTTCTCGTCTTCCTTGAGCGCCCGCTCCTGCTTGAACTGCACGTCCTTGGCGTTGGAGGCGACCTCGGCCGCCTTCAAGGCCATCTCTTGGCTTTTGTCCTCGGGCGGCGCCAGCCCCGTCGGGGGCTTGCTGGCCTCGATCTGCAGCTTGGCCTGCCCGAGCTGGCCGTCCTGCTGCAGCTTCGCCTGATCGAGCTGCAGCTTCGCGGCGTCGGCCTGCCCCTTCATCTGCATCGCTTCGCGCTTGATCTGCTGGTCGCTGTGCTTGAGCTTGATCTCCTCGATGCCCTTCAGGACTTCGGGCGGGGGCTGGCTCATGGCCGATGCCGGCACGAAGAACTGCTCCGGGTTGTTCCAGCCCAGCGCCTGCAGGGCCGCGGTGTCGACGGCCTTGGCGTCGTACAGCTGAGGGCTCATGCCCTGCAGCTGCTTCAGGGCCATGACCTTGATGATGCGCTGCGTATGGCTCGCCGTGTTCGGGTCCGCCTGCGGCACCAGCGACTGCGCGTACATGTCGAGCGCGTCGCGGAAGGTCTTCTCGTCCCACGCGAAGGCCGGCTGGCGGTTGCGCTGCCAGAAGCTCTTCGGGTTCTCCTTGAAGCACTTGACGAGGAGCTGGAACTCCTCGGCCTGCGCCGCGTGCATGCGCTTGTGGACGCTGTTCAGGATCTTCTGCGCCTGCTCGATCAGGGCCAGCGTCGTGCCCACGGGCGCGTCGGCGCGGCCCTCGCCGACCTGCTGCTCGCTCGTGCCGCCCAGTCGGGCGCCGGTCGTGGCGATGTTGTCGACGAGCGTCATCAGCGCGCCGCTCGGCTCCTTGTAGGGGAGCGGCATGATCGCCTGATTGAGCGGCATGCCGCCCGTCTTCACGAGCGCGCCGCCGCCCGGCGGGACGCGGAAGATGTTCGTGTTCTGGCGACCGCCGGCGTCGCTGAACAGGAAGCCCGGGAAGTTCGCGAACATGCCCGCGTCGAGCAGCTCGCGCCACGCCGCGGTGATCGCGTTGGTCGTGTTGCCGAGGATGTGCAGGAGGCCGATGGGGTAGAAGCCGAAGCCCGGCACGAACATGTACGGGACGAACACGGGCCGCGCCTCGGGCAGCTCCGCGGTGTCCTCGTCGTAGTTGCGGACGACCGACAGGATCTGCTTCGAGCTGACGTCGATGGTCACGCGCCACGGGATTTCGAGGCCGCTCTCCTTGCGCTTCCACTTGTGCTCGAAGCCCTTGATGTTCAGCTCGCAGTAGCACTCGAAGATCTCGCGGTCGCGGTCCTCCGGGTTCAGCGCCTCGGGCTCGACGCCCTGCTGCGCCTTCTTCTCGCGCTGCGCGCTGTCGAGATCCTGCGGCAGCGGCGTCGAGAGCTGGATGTCGCGGTAGACGCCGAGGATCTGCAGGCGCTTCACCGTCGAGGGCCGCATCATCACGCGGTGCGTCGCGCGCTTGGCGCTGCGGATGTCGGTCGCGGCCGCGTTGACGATCAGGTCTTCGGCGTCGACCGTCTCGCTGACCGGCCGGTTGCGCAGCGGGCAGAAATACACCTTTTTGAACGAGAGGCCGCCGAAGCCGAGCATCAGCAGCATGCGGTCGGTGTCGGGGTAGTACTCGGTCGCGATGGCCGTCAGGTAGTGGTTGAGGTCCTTCTCCAGCGCGTCAGCCATCTGGTCGGTCTGGTGCGTGCCGTTGTTGTCGTCGATCCTGATCTTGACCGGGCCGTCGGTCGGCAGCAGCTCGGAGCGCGCGTTCGCCTGAAAGCGCAGCACCGCTTCGAGCAGCAGCGGGTGTCGGACGCGGTTCATGCCCTCGACCGGCGCGCCCTCGGCGGAGCCGCCGATGCCCGGCACCTCGATCTTCAGGCCCAGCAGCTTGATGCCCTGCGCGCGGTCCTCGATCCAGTCCTTGCGGCTGTCGCTGTCGTCGCCGATGCCGCGGATCAGCTCGTCGGCGATGCGTGACAGCTCGCCCTCGTCGATCTTGTCGACGATGTTGCCGAACCACTCGGCGTTGTCTTCGTTGGCGTTCTCCTCGACCGGCTTGCCGTCGAGGCTGATCGTGATGGAGCCGTCGTCGTGCTCGATCTGGATGACGTTGCCGCTGTCGTCGAGGTGCTCGACGTCGGCGCCCTCGGGCGCGTTCTCGACGACGATATCCTCGCCCGGCGGAAGCTCGTCGGGGTCAGGTTGGACCAAGCGGATGTTGGGGTTCAACCCCGGCACTAACGCCATTCAGAAACCTCGTGGGAATGCAAGGATAACACACCGGGCGTCATTCAGAATAGTGACAGTCTGTCAACAGTCGAGCCCAGTTCGACTGTGATTTTTCAGATCCCGTACAACGAAGCCGGTGGCGCGCCCCTGTGTCGAAGGCTCTCGCCCACTTCAGAAATGTGCTCGCTGCTGCGCGTCAGCATCCCGGCCTGCCGCAGATGCGTCAGGGCCTGCGATACGGTGTCGACGAGGTCGTCGTGCTTGCCGCGGGGGAACGTCGTGGTCTGCCCTATGGTCATCTCGGCCCACTGGCGGTTAGGCGCGAAGATCATACCCTCGGCGAAGAGGTGCTGCACGGCGTAGACGCGCGCGACCTTGTCGAGGGCGCCGGGATTGACGAGCTGGACGGCGAAGCCGTCGAAGCCGAAGAGGCGGCGCAGCTCCTGCGCGACGCTGTGGCCGGCGGCCTTGTCTTCGATCAGGAGCCGGTCGACTTTCATCTCCTTGCACGTCTTCTGGACGCGCATGACGAGGTCGTGCAGCTCAAGCCGCTCCTGCCACGCGTTCATCAGCATGACCTTGGGCGCCTGATTGCCGAACTCGCGCGGGTCGACGTTGATCAGGCGCTCGCCGCGGATGACCTGCTTCGAGGGCTGCGCGACGGTGTCGCTCGTGAAGATGCCCCACACGGTGAGCGCGCTGAAGTCGTTCTCCTGCTTCGTCGTGAAGGCGGTGTCGAGGCTCGCGACGACGTAGTCGAACTGCGGGAAGTGTGGCGCATCGTGCAGCTGCCACCAGTCGCGCTTGATGATGCCGCCGCCCTTCGGCTCGGGGCGCTGCTGCAACTGGCCGGCAGCCTTCCACGGGCCCAGCCGCTTCTTCAGGACCTCGACCTGCTCCTCGGCGAAGCGTTCGGGCCACAGCAGCTCGCCCTCCTCGGTGCGCGGGTCGTCCCAGCCGATGCTCGTCGTGAAGGCACGCTCGGGCTCGAACTCCATGGGCAGCATGAGATGCGTCCAGCCCTCGTCGGTGTCGAGGATGTGGCCCGTGAGATCCTCCTCGCCCAGCCGCTGCTGGATGACGACGTAGGCACCGGTGCGCGCATCGTTGAGACGCGTCGACATCGTGCCGTCCCACCA